ACGCTATCGGGAGCACTGGTTTCTCCATATTTTTTCTTTTCCTCTTTTAACTCAAGGTCGATTTTCTTTTGTTCATCCTCGTTCTGTTTCAATACAACTTCACGAAGCCACCTGACACTGACATACTTATCTACAAAATTATTTCCTTGACTCAGCAAATCAAGACGGTTTTTCCAGATTTCTGATTCTTTAAGTTCAGAGAAATAATTATCTTTTTCAAATTTGTATTCAATTTTTTCTCTTAAAAGCTCCCAATCATCTATTTTAATTAGCCCTTTTAAAAGTAATTGAATTTTAAGTAGTTCATTGAATAGCATAGCGAATCTGCGTTGCAATCTTTGAACAAATCGTGAAAATTTTATTTCGTCCCTAGTAATCTCGGTGGATCTTCCAAGCTGAAACCCATTGCTTTTTTCTATTCGAGAAACTGGAACATTTAACGCTTTATAAACATTCTCTTGAAAGTATAATACATCTCGGATTTCTCCGAGATTTTCACCGCCCGGTAAAGATTCTATTTCTGTAGTGTTTGTACCATTCCATCTAGGAATGAAGTAATCTTGAACCATAGCTAGAAAACGCCTATCATCTTTTATCTCGCCCGTCTCGACGTTATAGACAATCTTGTTTCTAAAATTCTGGACAAATGTTCGCATCCGCTCATCTGCTTTATGTTTAGGTAAGTTACCACAATCGACATAAAACATTTTTCTTTCAGGCGCCCGAACAATTCGATAGATGACCAAAGCATCTTCCATCATTTTAAGTTGGTTGATTGCTTTGATTGCTTTATGTAGATTTGATAGAATTGTAGATGAGTATTTGTCGGTAATTCCTGAGTGAGCATAGACAACAGCATCTTCTTCGATTCTTACACCATCAAATGCCATCGGAACATTAGTCGGACCATATGCCATCGGTGACATGAAATTGATGCCTCTGCTATTGAAAACATAATACTCGGCAACAACCTTGACAATTTCAACATTATTGTGTTTTTCTCTTTGTATTTCTCTTACTTTTCTGATTTGTCTGGGATCAATATATCTTAATTCCATGATGCCTTGTTTTTTTACATCATGGGGAATGATATGATAAAATAATCTTCCGTCAATATACCACCTTTTGAAAATTTCATAGGCATTTTCTCTCCAGTTTAATAGACTAAGAATTTTATCGAATTCATGCGAAATCGCTTTCTTGAGAGAGTCATTCATAAACTCAAAATCACAATTACTGAGGTCTATTGAAACAGGAGCTTTCTCGCCATCTTGAACTATAGCTTCGTTTACTATGTCGTCAATAGCAGAATCAACTTCTGGAAGCAGTGCTAATTCGCGGTATCTTGTAATTAATGTAAACTCATCTTTAACAGAGGCATCGAGATCGAGATATGCACCAAATGAGCCGATGCTTTCTACCGTTACCGCACCATCTTCATTAGTGGGAGGAACAAACGAATCGGCTTTATCTCTTTCTTTTTCAAGATTAGATTTTTTTATAGTGAAGCCGAATAAATTAAATTCCATGAAAATCTCCGATGCATGATAAAATGAGAGCTTCTCTGTAGTACAGAGTCGCTCTGTATGATTATTTATCGGTTTAAATTAGTTCGATGAGTTATCAGGCAAATGATAATCATATGCAAACGTCACAGTGAACGTTTCAATTGTATCGGTCGAATCCCAATCTAGTTCAATTGCACTGATTTGAGTTGGAAACAATCCATAAAATTTAATTTTTCTGATTGGATCTACATCATTATCTTTTGCAAACTGAGACACCAAAGCATCAGTTTTATACGATGCAGGCTGAGATGTTGCACCATTATTTCTGATATTATCTGATTGGTGGTTGATGGCATGTAGCCACATCTCGAATCCTTTTCTGATTGCAAAGTCTTCGTCGTTAATGACAGTGACCGACCAATCTTCATAAGTTCTGTTCCCGGCAACCTTCATTTTTGCGCCCATATAAGGAACATTGATCGACGCTACAGTAGATTGAGGCAGAGAGGCAGCCCGACAAAGAAAACTAAACTTCGAGTTAAAGTCTCCCTTACTAATTCCTGGTGCAAAGTTTCCATCTACTTGAACAGCACTTGGAAGTTGCATTGTAACATTGAATAGTGATGGTCTAGCACCACCAAATTTCAGCGCAGACTTAATATCTTGAATTCTAAATGACATTTATTTTTCTCCGTATAACGCGATATACTGTATATTTATCTTTAAAAATATCTAATCCATATATTTTTAGTAAATACAATACTTCCAGAATCCCAGAACCTTCTGTATCCACCACTAGGTTCAACTAGATGTATCATATTCTTTCTTGAAAATTAAGTTTCCGCAAGTAGGATATAACCTTAGACCTAAATTTTCTGAAACATACTGCTTTTCTGTGGTTCCAATCGGCACACTCAACTTTTTCTTTTGAAAATTCATTCTATGAAAGTAGTTGACTCCATCAAAATACATATATCCGGGCTTGGTCTTGCCCAATTCTCTGAATCCGAGCGTTTTATACAAATTACCAGAAGAATATTCTAAGTCTGCATAAGTAATGATACTCCTGGGTTTGTAATGTTTTTCGTAATATGAGAGTAATTTTGAGGCAGCTCCAATCACACGATGACCTGTTTTGCTTGCAAACCGAAGCAATTCTGTTTGGTTTCTGTGAAATCTGGATTTGCCGAAAGTCATGACCGACACAATAGAATCATTATAAAATAAACCCAATCGGATATTGGATTGACAAGAACCTTGTAGATGATTATCAGTTAAAAACTGTTTTGCTTCTCTGTGAGAAATTTCTCCCACCGAACACTTTCTTGCATATATGACTGTTTGATTGATTCCTAGTTTATTTAAAAGCATCGATTCTATTAAAAATCTTTTGTTTAACCAATCCGATTCTCTGAGATGCAGTAATTCTATGCCCCGCTCCAGACACGCCTTGGTTTTGATATAGTGTTTGTTTTTGTTTTTCTGATAATCTATGTGCGAAAAGGTATGCCAATAATCTCCATTACATTCGATTGCAAAATTCAATTTTGGAATAAAAATATCAAGCTCTAGTCCTCTTAGTAGCTTTCTATCATTTAGAACAATTTGATCTGTGTAGTTATTTTTTATAAATTCGACCACTTCTTTTTCAAAATTCGATTTATTAGATGCAGCTCTTGATTCTATGCCATGAAATGCAAACGCCCTCCAAATAGTAGTATCAGAAACACCCAATTCATCTGCTATTTCTTTGTGTGTTTTGTTTTTATATAATTCTCTCAGTTTCTGAGAGAATTCAGAAGTGAAAATTATATGTTTGTGTCTTATTTGTTTATGCGGATCTTTTATCCTATATTTTCTTTTGTAATATATAAATGCTTTGTATGGCAAATCAATTTTAGATGCAAGTTGATGCAACATAGATGAAGAATCTTTATTTAAGATAGATTCGATTTTGAATATAATTTCTTTCGCTTTTTGATTTCTTAATATGTTATTTGACGATTGAGCTTTTCTATACGAATCAAGTTTCATGTGATGCTCAACGCCACGTTTGTTCAGGTTCGATTGTTTAATCTGATTTAAACCAGCAGGACTGCATAGGTAATTTTCGTGACCATATTTTGCAAGATTTGTTTGTTTTCTTTTTGAGGAATTATTGAAATTTGCTGATCCGTATTTTTCCAGTTTTGTTCGTTTTACTTTTAACGGATCGAAGTAATATTCGTTGCCATATCTGAGCAATTTTGTTTTTTTGGCTTTTTCGATTCGACTTGCAGCATGTAGCCTATTTGAACATAGTCTACTACATGTGGTTTTATATCTTTGGTTTTGAAAATTTACGAAATTTTTATTGCAATATGAACATATAGGTTGTTCATTTATATTATTCTGAATGCAGAATACAATCTCAGAGATTGACTTACACCAAACATACTTAGCGATAAGATTCTGAAACCAAGGTTCATGTGAAAACTTCCTTCTGGCACCCGAGAATACTCGACCAGAAGGAAGTAATAATTTATTTAAGTCTGTTTCACACATTCATATAGTATATATCAACTCAAATTCTTTAGCAACATTTTGTTGCTGCTTGAACTAGAATCGACCAACTACCTCTGAGAAATCAACTCCTGTTCTGACAGCTATAAAGTTAAGCTGTATGAAGTTTATCGATCTAGCAGGTTTGATGTATATATCACCTATGAATTCGTTTCGGTCAATAACTTCTGGTGTATTGTTCGTCTTATCGCAAACAACTCTGAAGTCATATAATCCACGTCTGCCTTGAACATCTCGCAAGAAAGGCTCAACCAGATTCTTGAATTGTGCCCGAGTGAATTCGTCATTGAATTCAAAAAGGCTGAATCTAGCAGCAATTCTGATGGCTTTTTTCAGAACAATGAACAGTCTTCTTACATTGATTCTATCAAATGCAGATGGTTTAGCCAACAGAGTTTTATCTCCAAATAGCACAGTTCCTTGACCGGCAGCGCTTATAACGGCATTTACTCCTGCCACATAAAGATCATCTCTTTGTGCCTTGAATGGACTATAAGCCAACTTGGTTACATTTTTAATATTTCCTCTATTGTATCCAGCAGGAGAAAACCACGGCGCGGTTTGCTGGTCTGTTCTTGCACATAAACCGGCAATATCTCCGTTTAGAGGAACCCATCGAAAAACATCGTTATACTTATCGAACTGATATTTCCAGCCAGAATCCATTACTGCATATGAGCTAGAAGGAAGAGTATTTCTGAATTCTATTGTATCTTCTACTTCTTTGCCAGGATTACTAACAACATCAGCTTTTTCAGGAGAAATGAAAGCCAAACAATCTTGTCGCACTTCACAGATATTGTTGATGACGTGAATTGCTACAGCCGAAGAAGCCTCTCCCAACATCAAGAGAGAAACATCTACTGTATCGGCATTTGCAAAAAGATCATATCCAATAATTTTAGCAGAATCTACTGAAGAGTTGGCATCGGTTCCGCCTTGAAGTCTTACAGAATATGGCTGATTGACTACAGTAAATGCGGTATTTTCAGCATCATTTCCCCAGTTTAGTCCGGCAGGAAGATGATCTGTCCATCTGATATAAGCTGATTCTTTGTTGATTCTATTGACATAATATGCCGAAGCTCCATCGGCTGTTTTTGCATCTGCTGCCTTTGACATGAAAGCAAATCTTTCCAATATCGTGCCTCTGATTCCGGATATCTCCCCGCCCTCGTCAACGACAACGACATGAATTTCGTCACCAGAACCTTGTCGGTCTGCTGTATATTGGGTTGTTCCGGGAGCAACTCCGATTGCACTGGCATATTCCCAGATAGCTTCGACAGTAGCACCAGATAGATCTGAAGAAAAAGCGGCATCCACTACGGCAGCCGTGTTAGAAGAAATTGAGACAATTTTTCTTTCTTCCCCTGTTGCAATGTTTTTAATTATGCTGCCTGGAACTAATCTGGAAAGAAAGGATGTTCCTGTTCCTGTTAGTGCTGTTCCTGTGCTAGATACAGTTCCAACGAGAGTTTGTCTAAATGCTGCCGCACTAGGACACAGAGAGACTTTTAGACTATTTCCCAGTGCGCCAGGATGTCTAGCTGCGAACGGTCCGACGTTTGCAAGTCCACCTGAAAAATTAACTTCATAATCTTCATCATTTCTGATGAGCACTCCGATTCCCGGAGTGTTTGTTCCGGTTCCTTCTTCTGAAGTGGCATTTAGCGCGCCAACGTAAATCGTTGCAGTTACTACTTCATCGTCGAGATCCGCTGCGAAAGCAGAATCAAGAATTGCGGTTGTATCGTTTGTAACTGAAACGACGGTTTTAGTTTCGTTTCCGTCTGTAATAGTGGAGCCTGGTCGGAGTCTAGGAGTTCCAGTTAGAAACCCGACACCAGTTAATGTTGTTCCGACAGTATCAACTGTATAGTTTACATTTTGCGTGGCAGTATTCGCTACCCGAACCAATCTAAGTTTGTCTGTGTATGAAAGAAAATTAGCGGCAGTAAAAAAAGATGTTGCAGTTTCGTCGTCAGGTTTACCGAATCGTCTTACTAGTTCATTTTCACTTCCCAATAAGACAATTTCATTCAAAGGACCCCACTTAAAAACTCCGACAAATCCACCATCAGTAGTTGAAATTGTTGGAATAACTGTAGTGAGATCAATTTCACTTACATTGATTCCTGGTGAAACTTGAAATGCCATGCTTAACTCCTTGAAATTATAATAAGGTATTTATGTTCCTTGCTCATTTATTTATATTTTTGCATGTTCTATTAATAGAAATCATCCTCATCATAACCAGGAGTATATGATACGTCTGACCAATACCGAGAATTTCTGGCTAAGTCATTCAATTCATATGAATGAACCGGCTGCCATATATTTCCTTCTCTGTCAACTATA